GTCTCCCGTTATTCAATCACCTAAGAGGCATAAATTTATTTTATAAATACAAAATAGGGGCATATTCTGACCCCTATGCTTAATCTGGACACATGCTGGATATATATATACTCCAATAATAATTTTCTGTTATATTTAATATCCCCCCTCAGAGTACTTTAGTACTCCTCGGATAGTGTGACGTACGTCACATCCTACGCTTAACATATAATGGTTCGGGAAAATACTTTCCCAACCCACTCGGAAAAGACCCGTTTGAACGGGTCATCTATAGTATATATATAAATATATACGGAGTCGCTCCGTTTAGACTCCGCTCCTCCTATATATATAAATTTTAAATTTTTCATAGTACAATTGGGACAGTTATACCGTTTTGCACAACCGTTAATACACCGTTTTTAGATAGGGACAACTATGGGACGAAAAGCGGGAAAACAGAATTATACCAAGGAAGATGCTAAGTCTAAAGTCCTACTTCTTCTTGAGCAAGGTGCTACAGTCACCTCTGCTATGGCAGCCGTAGACCGTCAGGACACCGCCTTCCGCCAATGGTCAATGCAAGATGCTGATTTCAAAGAGGCTGCTGATAAAGCCCGCCTTGTAGGTAAAGGTATTAAAGCCGACTTAGCCGATTTAAAGCAATTACCTTTCCACGAGTTTTCAGAGCAGTTCCTAGATTCTAGACTTTTTCCACATCAACTCAACTGGATTGATTTGATGGAAGGTAAGAGTCCAAGATGGTTACCTTCTGGTATGACCTACGAAATGGGCGACCCTAACCGTGTTTTAATTAACGTGCCACCTGAGCACGCCAAGTCAACTACCATAACTATCAACTATGTAACTTATCAAATTGTGACCAACCCTAATACGCGAGTAATTATCGTTTCTAAAACACAGGGTATGGCTCGCAAGTTCCTCGGCGCAATCAAAACGCGTCTCTCCCACCCAGGATATATGAAACTACAGACGGCCTTTGGCCCTAATGGTGGGTACAAGGCAGATGCAACACAATGGTCTGCCGATATGATTTATCTAGGTACAGGGCGCGACTCTGGTGAAAAGGACCCGACAGTCCAAGCATTGGGCTTTGGTTCACAAATTTACGGAGCGCGTGCAGATTTAATTATCCTAGATGACGTGGTGATGGGTTCTAACGCTCATGAGTGGGAAAAACAAATTGAGTGGTTGCAAAAAGAAGTTATAACTCGTTTGGGACGACACGGTAAACTTATTATTGTAGGTACTCGTGTGTCATCTGTAGACCTATACAAGATGATTAGAGATGGCGGACAATGGACTGGTGGCAAGACCCCGTTCACATATTGTGCAATGCCAGCCGTATTACAATTTGATGAAAAGCCTGTGAACTGGCAGACCTTATGGCCTGCTACAGACCAACAAGAAAATGATTTGGACGACGTACTTGAAAATGGATTATACCCCAAATGGGATGGACCCTCGCTCTTTAAGCGTCGCTCTGAGGTCGCTCCGTCGGTATGGGCTATGGTCTACCAACAAGAAGATGTCCAACAAGATTCAATTTTCTCCCCAACCTGCATTGCAGGAAGCGTTAACGGAATGCGAAAGCGCGGACCGTTAAAGCCAGGAAACCCAGGACACCCTCAGCATGTTGAAGGTTATACGGTTATGGGACTTGACCCTGCTATGGCAGGTGCTACAGGTGCTGTGATTTGTACGTACAACAGAGCAGATGGGCGCATCTATGTTCTAGATGCTGTCAATATGACAGAGCCTAGTCCAAAAAAGATTCAAGATTTGATAGAAGACTGGGTTGAGCGATATAGCCCACAAGAACTACGTATTGAAATTAACGCACATCAGAAGGCTTACGCCTTAGATGATAACCTGCGTAACTATCTTGCATCTTATGGATGTAGATTAGATTCACACTTTACAGGTAAGAACAAGTGGGACACATCCTTTGGTGTGGCATCTATGGCTATGCTCTTTGGTAACACTAGAGATGGTCGGTTCCAAGATAACAACCTAATTGAACTACCCAGTAATGAAGGCTCAGAAGGTCTAAAGACCCTTGTACAAGAACTTATAACTTGGAAGCCTGATACAAAGAACCCTACCGACGTTGTTATGGCGCTATGGTTCACAATCATTCGCATCAGAGAAATGATGCAACGTTCAAGTCAGGCAACACGATACACAAGCAATAGATGGGCTACTCGCGCTCAGGTTGAGCGAAGAATGGCAATTAATCTAGACGACGAATTTGCTGGCCAATGGTCACAATAATACAGTTAGGACTATAATGGCATTATCAATGGAGCAGGTTGTAGCACGCGTTGACGCATTACGCTACCGTAACTCCGAGCGAGATGCTCGCAATCAAGATGTTCTTGCTGTACGTAAAGGAAAGATTGCCTCAGTTTACCCTGACTTCTTTCCAGATGGTGTAGATGCCAACGTAGTTGCTAACTTTATCGATGTAGTAGCCCGTGACTTATCCGAGGTTATGGCTCCACTTCCAGCGGTTAACTGTTCTGCGGCCAACTCTGTAAATGATAAAGCACGTCAGTTTGCTGACAAGCGTACTCGTATTGCATCTAACTACCTCTCACACTCTGACCTAGCAGTACAGATGTACTCAGGTGCAGACTGGTATATAACATACGGTTTCGTTCCTTTCATAATTGAATTGGACGAAGAATCAAAGATGCCACGCATTCGCGTAGAAAATCCAATTGGGGCTTACCCAGAATTTGACCGCTACGGACGTTGTGTTGCCTTTGCTAAACGCTATCTAATGACTTTGGGAGAATTGGTTTCTCAGTTTCCAGAGTATGAACGTGAACTACTTGGTGGTTCAGGGTATAAGCAAGACCTATATACCCAGGTTGAAATGGTTCGGTATTACGACAAAGACCAGTCACTTATCTACTTACCAACAAAGCAAAATTTAATTTTATCTTATGTAGCGAATCCGTTAAATAAGATGATGGTTGTCGTAGCCCGTAAGCCATCTATCGATGGCGAACTGCGTGGACAATTCGACGACGTATTAGGTATTCAACTTCTCCGCAACCGTTTCGCCTTACTGGCAATGGAAGCAGCAGAGAAAAGTGTTCAAGCACCAATCGTATTACCTCAAGACGTACAAGAACTCCAGTTGGGTGGCGATGCGGTTATTCGTACCGCTAACCCTGCTGGCGTTCGACGTGTCGAATTAAACCTTCCACAAGGCGCATTCCAAGAGTCAGCACTTCTTAATCAAGAACTTCGTGCGGGTACTCGCTATCCAGAAGGACGCTCTGGCAATATTGATGCTAGTGTTGTTACTGGACAAGGCGTGCAGGCTCTTATGGGTGCATTCGATACCCAAGTCAAATCAGCACAGGCAATCTTTGCATCCGCTTTGCGTGATGTAATTAGCATCTGCTTTGAAGTTGACGAAACAATTTATCCAGAAGAAAAGACCATTCGTGGTGTTGACTCTGGTTCCCCTTATGAGATTACCTACAAGCCGTCTAAGGACCTTAAAGGCGATTACTCTGCTGATGTACGTTATGGAATGCTCGCAGGTCTAAACCCCGCTCAAGGGCTTATATTCATGCTACAGGCTTTAGGTGGCGGTCTTATATCTAAAGATATGGCTATGCGTGAACTACCATTTACCGTAAACGTTACACAAGAACTTGAAAAAATTGAAATTGAAAATATGCGTACATCACTTCTTGGTGGCATTACTGCTATGGCTCAAGCCATTCCAGCAATGGCAACATCGGGTGGAAACCCATCAGATATAGTAACTAAAATTGCTGGAGTAATTGCCGCACGTCAAAAGGGCAAGTCCCTTGAAGATGCTGTTACAGATGTATTTGCTCCACAGCAACAAGTTCCTCCTGCTGGGGCTGCACCTTCCCCTGTTGAACAGCCGTCCCCTGTTCCAGGAGCGGCTCCAGCAGAAGGTCAACCACAAGGTTTAGCACCACAAGCACCACCACCAGACTTACAAACAATCTTATCTACCTTAAGTGGTAGCGGCAAGGCTTCGGGACGAGTAACAACTAGGGGATAACTTATGACAACGCTGGTAGCGATTCAGGGTGACGGATGGTCGGTACTAGGGTGTGATTCTCGCCTTAGTGATGAGAATGGACGCTTTCAAGTAAGCAAGACTCCAAAGATTGTAGAAAACAATGGAGTATTGATTGCTGGTTGTGGTTCATCTCGCGCAAGTAATGTGCTACATTATGGTTACCTACAGCCTAAACCAACACTAAAAGAAAATTTAAATAACTACATGGCACAGAAGTTTATTCCGCAGATGCGTAAAAACTTTGTTGATGCTGGTATTGATATGAAAGAGGACGGCGATGTTGCGCAGAACGAAGGCGGATTTATTGTCTCAATCAAAGGCCAAGTCTTTGCGGTCTCAGAT